CCAATCATGTAGCCGGAGTCAGATATCGCTACAAGCGATCGACGACCGAGCCGACCAAGGCATCTACCGACGCGATCTGGGACGCCCTGCGCAAGTCCGCCACAGGCGGTTGACCTTTCACCGAGGGGGCCACTTGGCCCCCTCCATGAAGGGCCACCCCGCCTAGGCGGGACTTGAGGCTCTTCCTCTGTGCCCAGGGGCACGGGGCAACCAAAACCCAAGGGGTTTTGCATGGCTACCTTCGTCTTGACTGGTAACGAGAACATAAATCGGATCGGCGCCGCAAGCGCCGACTCGATCGTGGGCTCGGACGGCAACAATGGGATCGCTACCGGCGACCTCAACGACACCATCGTCGCCAATGGAGGCTCGGACGCCATCCTCGACATCGGAGGCAACAACACCATCCAGGGTGGCTCCGGTGCCGACTCGATCCGAGTGACCGACGGCATCGGCACCATCCAAGGCAATGACGGTGCTGACACCATCGACGCGAGCGGGGCGTTCGGCTACACTGTGGCCGGAGGCAACGACTCGAGCGACGCGGCCGACTCGATCGTGGGCTCGAGCTTCGGTGACTTCCTTCTAGGGAACGGCGGTGCCGACACCCTGGTCGGCGGCGGCGGTCGCGAGACCCTTGTTGGTGGCTTCGCCACCGACTCGATCACCGGCAGTGCCCTGCAAGACTTCATTTGGGGCAATGAGAACAACGACTCGATCAATGCTGGCACCGGGGAGAACTCGGTGTGGGCCGGTCTTGGCAATGACATCGTGGTAGGCACCGGCTTTATCTTTGGTAACGAAGGGGCCGACACGATGGCAGCGATCGGTGCCGCCACGCTGTGGGGAGGTACCCTCGGGGATGGTTCCCCCGATGGCAACGACTTCCTGACGGCCAACGGACAGTCGGGCGTTGTCCTCTTGGGACAACAGGGCAACGATACCCTGCTCTCGGCCGGCAACACTACCATGACTGGCGGCTCCGACACTGGGGACGTGTTCAATGTCCAGGGTGCCGGTTTCGGCAGTGCTCGCATCACCGACTTGAACTGGGCCAACGATCAGCTCGACGTCTTTGCGGGCTTGTCGATCCAGGTGGTCGGCAACGTTGGGCCGACCGACGATGGCGGTCAGGGCTTGGCTGGAGCCTCGGCCAACGCTATCGCCCAAGTATCGGGCGGCAACCTCGGTCTCCGGGCGGCGGCGCAGTTTGTCTTCGCCGGTCGGACCTTCGTCGCAGTCGATCAGTTCGGCAATGACTTTACTGCCGAGACCCTGATCGACATCACTGGAGTGACCGGCACCATCGACACCGGGAACTTCATTACCTAACGGCTCGGAAGCTGGAGGGGGAGGGACAATTCCCCTCCCTCCCCCTTCTACTTATAGAGAGAGGAGTCCAATCAGTGAAAACCACGATCGCGAAGGGGCTTTGCCCCCTCTTTCTTCTAGCGGCGACCTCTTCAGTCGCCATGCCGCTCCCCCGAGAGCGCCCGGTTGGCCCACTTTGCTACAAGTGGTACAACAAGTTCGACCGCGAACCCACGATCTATTGCGGGTCGTTCCTCAAGAAACAGGATCGGCTCCCACAGTCCTGGACCCAAATCGCTCCGGGTCCGGAAGGCGCTCCGCGTCGGGTCAAGACCATCCGCATCCGCGGACCCTGGGAACCTCTGGTTCCCGTGCCACCTCAACCGATCGAGCCCGACCCGCCAGGACCAGAGGTCCCAGTCGAGCGACTGAGGGAGGCCAGTCGATGAACCATATATGCCGGAAACCGGCACAGCCATATGGAGCCCCACAATGTTTCGAGGCGGAAACAGAAACTACTGGGACGCATCGCGTCGGCTCGGCAAAGAGCCCAAAAAGAAGCGGGAAGAAATTCCTCTTCCCGATCGCCGCGATTATCTCCGTGATCTCGCTGAGCGGATGCGCGGACCTCGACGCCCAGCGTCGCCGGGAGGTCCTGCGAGCGATCGGGAAGGCGACGAGCCAAACAGCTCGTGACGTCAAGCCCATCGAGGTGCCACGTTTAGGTGGCACCATCTGCACCGCCATCGCTCTTGGCGATGGCGCCTATCATTACCGCTGCAACTGAGGAGTCTAGAATGCACAGTGAGAAAGAACTGACCGAGGCACGCAAACTGGTCAACGCCAAGGTAGATAAACTCAAGGAGCTGCTTACCGAGGAGATCAAGGCCAATAATGCCGAGCTTATGCCCGGACTGGCCATTGTGCTCGTACAGTATCTCGCGGCGATCGCTCACGGTAAGAAGGATTTCCTCTATAACATCGAGTTCGCTCATTCTATCTTAGAGAGCTACGCCACGGAAATCCTCCAAGGCCACCACGAGGGGTTTGACCATGTCCGAGACTAAAATCTTCAAGGCCGTCATCACCTATAGCCAAACCTGGGTCACCGAGCGCTCGATGGCAGACCACATCGAGTGGATGCATGAGCAGGGTGACTACCCGATAACCAACCTCGAAGAGGTCGAGTCGCTCGATCGCGACCCGATCTACACCGCGGAGACCATCCACAAAGCCTGGCACGATTGGCTCGTTCTGTCGTGCGATGCCATCAGAATGGACGACGCCGAGCCGCATCCAGACGAGGCAGTCACCACCTATTGCACTTATAAGGAGATCGAATGACCGAACATTCTGCAGCATACAAGGACATCGATAAATGGGCCTCGGTTCACTTGAGAAAGTGGATAACTGATGTCATATGGCGAGTCGAAGCCGTTGACCTGCCCGTAACTTATGCAGCCGAGATCGTTCTCTTGAACCTTATCCTAGAGATGGCGATGCTCGTGGTCCTGCTCGAGAAGGACGGCGTTGTTAGAGAGGAGCCCGTAATGCAGGGCCTCCAAGAAGTCATTCGAAGGAAGCGTGAGCACTATGCCAAAAGGGAGTCCGAGCGATGAGAACCTACTCTATCGTCATTTCCCCATTTAGGGGCCGCTTGACGCCAGCCCAGGAGAGGGACTATCCAGAGTCCGAAGCCGAGACCAGCAAGGTCGACGAGGACATCTCGATGAGAAAATACCTCATCGGGAAGTCCTTCAAGAACAACGTCGTCTATGCCAAGCGAGCCCTCTTGGACTCAATCCACCGAGGCGAGTATCCGTTCGCCTCCCATCTTCTCTACCCACTCGTCCTCAACGACGACACTGACGCCGAGCGGGAACTCGGGATGGAGCTTGAGCGTAGGTGGATCGACGCCGCACTGAGTGCGGCGGATGATCGAGGCTCGCAATCCCTGTTGAGCCTCCAACTTATCGCGGCGGTCTACTTCGATCGGGGCATGACCAAGGGAATGATCGACACGGTCAACTACATGACCGGGCACGTCCTCTTCCCAGACAAGGAGGTCCACATTCAGTTCCGCTCGATAGGAGACGAAGATGTCTGACGCGCAAGCGCGATGCAACTGTGGCGAGGCATTCTCAAATGCCTCCGAACTCCGCCTTCACATAGCCCTGGAAACCAAGGGCTTCCCAATGAAACGGTGCTCGCGCCGCCACCACGACCCCTCGAACGAGGGGGACATAACCGCCCTTCGATGGCTCTGCACATCAGGTCAGGAGGACCCAGAATGAAACCCAGCGGTTTTTTCACTACCACTCTCAACGCGCCGCTCACATGCGACGAGTACAAGCAGATGGAGGACGCTCTCATCGCCACGAAGAACTTCGCCCGGGGCATCCAACTTGGGATGCCCCCAGAGGAGATCCTCAAGGCTATGACCAAGTTGATCGACTTCTGCTTTAAGACTAGGGACGCGATCCAGTCCGGCTGGAACCACGCCAACTCGCGCCACTTAGCCGCAACAGCCAAGCGTCCTCTCGGGGGCGCTCGCTCGAAGCCCGCGGAGACCAACGATATTGTCAAGAAACTCCTTTCCGACAAGGACACGCTTATGGCTGCCCTTGAAGCCCTTAGTAAGGAAACCGTGAAATGACTGACGAGCAAATCAAGAAACTCATCGCGCAAAACCCAGACATCCTTAAGGCCGCACTCGAGAGGCTAAAGGAGACCGAGCCGCTGCAGGCAGCGCCGGCTCCACCTCCGCCCTCTTCGGCTGGGGGTTACTTTATAGAGGACGCCTCGGGCAAGCGGTTGTCGGCCACCGAGGAGCAGGTCGCGATCATCGAGGAGGCCCTAACCGGCCCGGCCAACATCCTCATCAATGCCCTGGCTGGCGCGGCCAAGACCTCGACCCTTCGTTTCCTCTGTAAGTATATGCCGATCGAGCCGACGCTGAGCCTCGCGTTCAACAAGCGCATCGCGGACGAAATGGCCAAGGTTCTGCCCGGCCACGTCAAGGCCCAGACAATGAACAGCGTGGGCCACCGGGTTTGGGGCTCGGCAGTTGGCAAACGCCTAACGCTCGAAGAGCGAAAGGTCTACAACCTTGTCAAAGAGGCAGTCGATCGACTCCCCAACCACGAGAAGGGCGAGGCGTACGAGATCTTCTCCGACATTACCAAGGCCATCCGCAGCGCCAAGACCCAGGGCTATGTCCCTCGCAAGGCTCCGAACGGCCGCTCGCTTTGCACAGAGGACGAGTTCTTCGGCTCGCTCGACGAGGAGCCCGATGGCTGGTTCGTGGACATAGTTAACGGTGCCCTCCTTGAGGGCATTCGGCAAGCTTATGCCGGCCTGATCGATTTCGATGACCAGATCTACATGTCGACGCTCTTCGGCGGCGCTTTCCCCCAATACAAGCGAGTGATGGGCGACGAGGTCCAGGATTTCTCCCCGCTGAACCACGCGATGCTCGCCAAGCTGGTTGGACCGCGGACCCGCCTCTTGGCGGTGGGTGATCCTTGGCAGTCGATCTACGGGTTTCGAGGGGCCGCGAGCGGCTCCATGGCGTTGCTGAAGCAACGCTTCAAGATGGAGGAAATGACCCTCTCTGTGTCGTTCCGGTGCGCTCAGGAGATCGTCAAGAACGCCTGGTCTCGGGTGCCCCACATGAAGTGGCCCGAATGGGCCATCGAAGGGACCGTTCGGTCCCTCTCCGAATGGACTGAGAAGGACATCAAAGATGCCTCAGCGATTATCTGTCGCAATAATGCTCCTCTACTTAGTTGTGCTCTTCTACTACTTAGAGCCGGGCGTGGCGTTAATCTTGTGGGTACTGACCTGGGCCCCAGTCTTATCAAGACCCTGAAGAAGTTCGGCGACGGGGCGATGCCCCAAAAGGAGGTCCTGAATGAAATCGACCGGTGGGAAGCCGAAAAACTCCGTAAAGCTCGAAACGCTGCGAGCATTGCGGATAGAGCTGAGTGTCTGCGAGTCTTTGCCAACTTCGGACCGACCCTCGGGGCGGCGATCGCATATGCAGAACATATATTTGCTGCAAGAGGCCCCATACAGCTTCTCTCAGGTCATAAATCAAAGGGACTTGAATGGGACACTGTCTATCATCTGGACCCCCAACGAGTCCCCTCACCCTACACCAAGCCAGGTGAAGAAGCCTACGAACAAGAGTTGAACGTGCGCTACGTCATCGAGACCCGCGCGAAGCGTGAGTTGTTCTTCATTCGGCTCGAAGACTACAATGGTGGGGTCAAGGACCCCGAGTAATGGAGTATCCCCATGCCAGGCTACAACAAGTCTCCCTACGCTTTCGACGATCTTCGAGAGATCTTCGAACGGGCCATGCTCTCAGAGCACGGTATCAAGATCGTGTGCAAGTCTCGCTCGGAGGCTATCATCACTCGATCGCGAATGAACTACCTTAGAAAGATGGATCGCAAGGAAAACGCGATCACTTATCAGAGCGACCACCCGATGCACATGAGGTCCGTCTGGGATCGGCTCGTCCTTCGGGTGCCGGCTAAAGGGGCGCCTGACGAGACTACAATCTACATGGAGAAACGCTCGCACGAAAATTTCATCATCGAGGATTTGTCAGGCCCGCAGTTTGAACCTCTTGAGGAAGCTGGTAGAAAAAACGTATGATTTTCGACGAAAGGGATTGACATACCGGATGGAATGTGTATCATCCATATGTACGGTTCCTCTACCGTACGTCAATCCCGCATGGGCGGCCAGTGGCCGCGAAAGGAAGGCCGTCAATGGAATACGACCAGATCACTATCCAGGGTCAAGCGTTCAAGGTTCCTCTTCGATACAAGGAGGGTGACGTGCTCAAGGCCAATGAGGCCGGGGCGCTGAACCAAACCCTTCACGAGAACCTTCGCAACAACTTCGCCAAGAAGGTTTCGGACGGTATCGAGGCGGGAGTCCCGATCGAGACCCTGCAGCAGCAACTCGATGACTACGCCAATGACTATCAATTCGGGGTTCGGACTGGTGGCGGCGGCTACCGAGGTGACCCGGTTATGACCCTCGCCATGAACCTCGCTCGGGAGTTGGTTCGACGCGCGATCAAGTCCCGTGGACTCAATGAGGAGGAGTGGCCGGCTCCTCGCATCAGTCAAGCGGCCAAGCAACTGCTCGATCAGCAGGGCGAGAACGGCACGATCGTTGCCACCGCTCGGAAGCAGATCGAGGAGGAGAAGGCGGCAGCCCAAGCCGCTATGACGGAGGTTGGTGAGCTTCTCGACGCGCAGCAAGCGGCTGCGGCCGAGTAAGATAGGGCTCCGGCAGGATTCACCCCGTAAGTCCGGAGCTACCTCCATTGGAGGTGTTCGTGCTCAATCTGTGGTACCAGGCCCTTGCCAGCCCGTACGGAATTGAGGTCGAGTGTACCCCCTCGGTCGAGGCCGTTCGACAGAAGCTCTACACCCTTCGTCGCGAAGTTCGCGACCCTGAGCTTGACCGGATCGCTCTTTGCGTATCCCCGTTCGACCCCGAGAAACTTTGGCTCGTAAAGAAGGAGGGCGCTCATGCGCCGCCGTGAAGACCGGGCGATCAGCAAGCACACTCTTAACCTCTATAAGGGGGACTACGAGAAGCTTCAGCACATCTACGGCACTCGCATTGGCGCCGCGAAGATCATTCGAGATATAGTCTCAGCCCATGTCCGTCGGATCGAGAGTGAGGCGGAACAAAGAATGAACATGGGCTTGGTCGAGGAACTCAACCTCTGGACAGAAGAGTCATTGAAGATTATTCCAGACGAGCAATGAAGGAGGCCAGCGAATGAGTGAACTCGCAGAACTGTTCGAGAAAGACCCCCTCCAAATGACCAAGGAGGACATTGCGCTTATAGTGAAGCGTATGCGCGAGAACCGCGCCCAATTCGAGCTGGGCCTGAAGGCTCCAGTCGGCGAGCGCAAGACGCCCAAGACTCGCAAGTCACCAGCAGACCTCTTGAAGGATTTGGGCCTATGACCGAACGCTTAGGCGACGCACCAATCGAAGAGCAGCATAGAGCCATGATGAATGCCATAGCTCGTGCGCTCGATGAGATGTTCAATGGGGAACAGTCCGCCCCGCGGATCAAGGGTCTCCCAGACAACCGGAAGACTGGCTTCGTGTTGCTGGTCTTTCCGTTCGATGAGATCGATCCGGGCGGCAAGAACCGCTGCAACTTTATCTCTAACGGCGCCGACCGACGAGACATCGTCGCTCTCTTTAAGGAGATGATCGCTCGGTTCGAGGGTCAGCCGGAGATGAAAGGGAGCGCGTGATGCGCCCAGTTTATGAGGGAAACCGATGGCATCTGTTCCTGTGGTTCGTTTTGGCGGCGATCTTCTGGACCCTGCTAGTGTGGGCATTCCTTTGACGCCCTCGCCGTTCATCGAGGGCACCTCGATCCAGTGGGCCTGGGACTCCACCAGCCTCGGCTGGCTAAAGGAGTGCCCACGCAAGTACTACTACCACATGATCCGCGGCCTGATCGGCCGCGGCGAGGCGGTTCATCTGGAGTTTGGGATACTCTATCATGGGGCGCTTGAATGCTTTGATCTTCTAAGAGCAGAGGGAGTCTCTTTCGAAGAGGCTCTTGAGGATACGTTAAAATGGCTTCTTGAGGCCACTTGGAAAGACGGCAAGCCCTGGCGCGCCTCGAAAGACCTCAACACCGAGGACCGCGCCTCGCTCAAGTCCCGCGAGAACCTCATCCGCACGGTCGTCTGGTACATCGACAAGTTCAAGGACGACCCGGCCAAGACTAAATACCTGCCCGACGGGCAGCCGATGGTCGAACTGAACTTCAAGTTCCAGGCCCCGTTCGGCATCGATCTTAACAATCCTTACTACTTCTGTGGTTACCTCGACCGGGTAGTGGAGTTCCAGGGCGAGTCCTTCGTGATGGATCGCAAGACCACCACGCAGACCCTGACCACCCACTACTACGACCAGTACGACCCTGACAACCAAATGTCCATGTATACAGTGGCTGCGCACGTGGCCTTCGCTACCCCCGTCAAGGGGGTGATTGTGGACGCGGCCCAGGTCGCGGTCGGCTTCAGTCGTTTCGGGCGCAGCTTCGCCTCCCGCACGCGGGACCAGATCGACGAGTGGATGAAGGACACTCACATCTGGCTTCGACAGGCCGAGCAGTTCGCCAATGCAAACTATTGGCCAATGAACGACAAATCCTGTCACAAGTATGGGGGCTGTCCGTTCGTCCCGGTCTGCACGAAGAGCAATGTCATTCGAGAGAAGTTCATCGAGTCGAACTACGACCAGCGAAGCTGGAACCCCCTCGTACCGAGGTGACCATGAGCAAGCTCATCATCGAGATCGAACTAGCCGAAGACTCCTGGTTCATGCAGGACGGCAAGATCGTCGTGGACTTCGGTCAAGGAGTCACCCTTCGGACGCCCGCACCTAAGTGGGTCGAGCGGATCGACAAGGCAGTCATTCAGATCGTAATGGAAGTAGAGGGACACCCACATGCCCAGCCTAGCGAAGCACCAATCGAGCGAGTTCACGAAACTCCTACTAATGGGGGACTCAAAGAGCGGAAAGACGGGGGCTCTAGCGAGTCTGGTTCTGGAGGGCTATAAGCTCCGGGTCCTCGATTTCGACAACGGCCTGGATGCCCTGGCCGCGGTCCTCCGGGGGGCGGACCCCCAAAAGCTCGAAAACGTCGAGTTCCGCACGCTTCGCGATAAGTACAAATCGACCCCTTTGGGGACGGTGGTCGACGGCAACGCTACGGCCTTTATCGAGGGCCTTCGGATGCTCGATCGCTGGAAATACGGAGACCTGGATCTAGGAGTCCCAGCCGAGTGGGGTAAGGACACGATCTTGGTCCTCGACTCTCTGACATTCATGTCCGACGCGGCCTGGAATTTCCGGGAACCGCTAGTGCCTAAGAGCAAGGACGGCAAGTATGACGTCCGCGCGGTCTACAAGGACGCCCAGGACGCTATTTCGCAGGTGCTGGCCCTTCTTACCTCAGAGTCCTTCAGGACCAACGTTATAGTGATCTCTCATGTTCGCTATATCGACAATCCTGACGGCACTAAGAAGGGGTACCCGACCTCAGTGGGCTCCGCACTGTCGCCGGAAATCCCCCGCTATTTCAACTCGGTCGCTTTGACTCTCACCGGACCGGGCGGCAAGCGACAAATCCAAACAGCCGCCACCGCGATGATCGACCTCGCGAACCCCGCGAGCTTCAAGATGCTGCCGACGTTGCCAATAGAGACCGGGCTGGCGACGTTCTTCAAAACCCTCCGGTCATAGGAGTCTAGCAATGGCGGAAGAGAGACCGATCGTGCGAGCGATTGCTCTCATTGGAGAGGGACGTTCGATGCTTGAGTCGCTGCGCGAGAAAATGCAGAACGAGTTCGACGAGAAATCCGAGAAATGGCAGGAGGGGGACAAAGGACAGGAAATGCAAACTGAGATTGAGCTTCTCGAAGACGTCACCGGACGTCTCGAAGACATTGAAACCGAAGTTGGTGATCTGAAGAGCGCAAAGGAGTGACTACTATGCCATCATTCGAAGACATCTTGAAGCGACCGGCCAGCGACATCAAGCCGCCTGTGCCATTGCCGGCGGGGACGTACCATTGTATGGTTGACGGGCCTCCAGCGCCCGAGGAGTCCGCCCAGAAAAAGACCCCCTGTCGCACCTACAAGTTCAAAATTCTTTCCATCATGGACGACGTCGACGCTCGGGAGGCGGCCGAGCAGCAGGTGGTCGGCAAGATCATCACCGGGCAGGGCGCGGGCGCGGCCTTCTACATCACCGAGGAGTCGGTCTGGCGCTACAAGGAGTTCCTCCAGGATCACCTCGGCATCGAGAACCCGGACGAGACCAAGTCGCTCGGCGAACTTGAGGCCGAGGCGCCCGGCAAACAGGTCCTGGTGAAGATACGTCACGAGATTTCCCAAGACGCGAAACGCGTCTTCCATCGGATCGACTCCACCATGCATGTCTAGGCTGGACTCCTCGTGCATGGTGTCTGAGGCGCTGGGAGGGGAGTTGTGGGTGTCGTAACCCCTCCCGGCCGCCTCTCTTAGAGGAGACGAAGATGAAATTCACACTAATAATGCCGGCCATCTTCGAGAGGCAGAAGATATGGGTCAGCGCCAGCTACCCATTCACCTTCGTCATAACAGAGGACTCAGCAGGTTTCTCAGCCTCCGCACGCAACGCGGAAGATCTCCTCAATCGACGCTACGAGTTCGGTGGCTACGGCTCGCACAAGACTTTCGAATCGGCCAAAGCCGCGTGCGAGGAGTTCCTGAAGAAGCTCAGGCATTGAGCCATAGGTTTCACGTGAAACGTACGTATGTGCCGGTTTCCGGCATAGCCATATGGAGTTGGGGATGACTTCTGGTCACTTTCACCACATCGACATTAGTTCGATCATCGTCAACCGCGAGGGGCGCCAGCGACGCGACTTGGTCGCGATTGACGAACTGGCCGACTCGATCAAGCGGCTCGGCCTCATTCACCCCCTCGTTATCACAAGAGATCACCAACTGGTCGCTGGGGAGCGTCGCTTGACGGCGCTTCGCGCCCTCGGCTGGACGCAGGTCCCAGCCCAGTACACCGATGAAATCGAGCCCGATCGCCTAAGAGCGATCGAACTAGAAGAGAATATCAAGCGGAAGGACATAACCTGGCAGGATCAGGTCCGCGCGGTCCAGGAGTACCACGGGCTAAGAGCCGGGCAGTCGCCCGGCTGGACCCAAAATGACACAGCGGACGCGATCGGTCTGAGCCGATCCCAGACCCAGGCGATGCTCTACGTCGGCGAGGAACTCGCCAAGGGCAATCGTATGATTGCCGAGGCCCCCAAATTCTCAACTGCCGAGGGCATTGTTCGGCGCGCTCGCGAACGCGAAGACGCACAAGTGCTCAATAATCTTAGGGAGTCAATTGGTGTACATCAAGATGATGAGGATCGGCCCCCTGAAAGCATCCTCAATGTGGACTTTACAAAGTGGCTGGATACTCACATCGCGCCGCGCTTCAATTTCATCCATTGTGACTTCCCTTACGGAGTCGGGGCGGACGCTTTCAATCAGGGTGGCGCCGCGGCACATGGTGGCTATATTGATACTAAGGAGACATGGGAAGCCCTCATGGACGCGCTGGCGGTGGCGACGAACAAGATATGCACTCCTTCTTGTCATCTGATGTTCTGGTTTGCTATGAGAAAGGGCGACACCCGGTTATATGAGCCGACCGCTCGAGCACTGGAGCGCATGGGCTGGGATATTAATCCGCAACCCCTCATCTGGATGAAAACCGATGGCGCTGGAATTATACCTGACCCCGAGCGGGGTCCTCGTCAGATCTATGAGACATGTTTTCTTGGATCGCGCGGAGACCGCAAAATTGTCAGAGCTTCTAGCAACGCTTATGGGGCTCCCACCGTTAGGGACCGCCATATGTCTGAAAAACCCGAACCGATGCTGCGCTACTTCTTCGGGATGCTCGTTGATGAGAATACAGTTATGCTCGATCCGACATGTGGAAGTGGAAGTGCGCTGCGAGCGGCAGAGTCTCTGGGTGCAAAGTACGTGCTCGGACTTGAAATCGACCGAGAGTTTTCAGAAAGGGCCAAGGAAGCGCTTTCCCGCGCCCGAACGCTCAAGGCCGCAGAGCGGCTCACGGCCGCCGAGTGAGTGATACGTATGTTCCTCTGAATTTTTTCAAATAGGAGAAACCCCCATGCTTCAATTCAGAAAAGGCGCCCAGAAAGCCGACTCGTTCAGGATCACCACCTGCGACGAGCCCACGTGTCAGTGTGTCCACATCATCGCCTTCGACTCAGCCAAGCGGCCTATATGTGACATCACAATTCCCTTTAAGGATATTCCAAAAATAGCGGCCGACATGATGGGTGTCGCAGGATGCAAACTCGCTGGTCGTCGGATCGACGACGGGAGCGTATGGAAGTGACCGAGTTCAAGATGGCCCTGGTCGGCGAGGCCTGGGGCGAGCACGAGGAGCGCGAGCGTCGACCGTTCGTCGGTCCGGCTGGCTGGCAGCTCAACTCGATGCTTAAGGACGCTGGGATTTCGCGAAGCGAATGCTTCCTCACGAACGTCTTCAACCTACGGCCTCGGCCCAATAACAAGATCGAAAACATTTGCGCACCCAAGAAGGAGGTTAAACATGGTCTACCACCCCTATCGAGTGGAAAATACGTTCGAGATGAATATCTTGTCGAACTCGATCGACTCTACGACGAGCTTAGACAACTTAAGCCAAACGTTACGGTCGCTCTTGGGGGCACTGCCGCCTGGGCTTTACTTAGGGACGGTCGAATTTCAAAGCTCCGAGGAGCCGTGTCTGTATCTCCAATTATACCGGGGCTCAAAGTCCTCCCGACCTTCCACCCCTCGTACATCCTTCAAGGAGGCTATGACCAACGACATGTCACCGTCCTCGACCTCCAAAAGGCTCGGCGCGAGTCGGCCTTCCCGGAAGTGAAGCGGCCGCTCCGACACATCTACACAGAGCCGCTCTTGCATGAGCTTCCTTGGTTCGAGGAGAAATTCATCCGCCGAGCGACCCGTCTGGGCGTCGACATTGAGACTCGGGACGATACGATCACCTGCATAGGCTTCGCCCCGGCAACGAACGTTGCCCTGGTGGTGCCGTTCGAGGACCTCCGTTGTCCGGGCGGCTCGTACTGGCCGTCGATCGAACAAGAGATCGAGGCGTGGGCCTGGGTGCGACGGGTCCTGGCCCTGCCAATACCGAAGGTCTTCCAGAATGGCCTGTACGACATGCACCGCCTCTGGCGTGGCATGGGAATCGCTACGGCGATGCCAGAGGACGACACGATGCTACTGCACCACGCTCTCCAACCGGAGAGTCCGAAGGGCCTTGACTATCTGGGCTCGATCTACACCGACGAGGCAGCTTGGAAGCTGACCGTCCGCATGAAGCACAAGGGCACCATCAAAAAGGAGGATTGAAGATGGAGAAGCTTGTCATCAACGTACTCGATGCGATCAAGAAGCTGGTCGACGCTGAAGGCACTTGGACGGAGAAGAAGGAGGCCGTCCTGGCCTACAAAGATACGAGCCTTGAGGAATTTCTTGCCTGGTTCATCCCAGACGAGGAGTGCTAACCATGGCCATGCTACCACGTGCAGCGGTCGCCGGTGCAATGGCGGTCGCAAAGGCCCTCGCCTCGGACAAAGAGTCCGAGGAAGAGAAGGAGATCACCACTCCAGTCGACTCGTCGGTGATCGCCACAATCAGCTTCGATCCAAAGACCGAGATCATCACGGTCGTCTTTCACAGAGGAGGAACCTATCAGTACCCCGGGTCCAAGGACCTCTACGAGGCTTTCGTCAACGCACCGAGCGTTGGCGCCTTCTTCAACCAACACATACGATAGGAGTCCACAATGGCAGTTTCAAACGCCTCTAAGGCAGTCCAGTTCGCAGCCCAACACCTCGCCGACACCGAGGCCCGGCTCGAAGAGGCCAATCAGAAGATGGCCCAGCTCGAAAACGAACTCTCGCAGGCTCAGGGTCGCCTACAAGAGCAGGCGAACCGGATCGCCTATCTAGAGAAAGAGAAATCGGCATGGTTCTACCGAGCGACCTCGCTCGCTCAGTCCATCATGAGCGCGTCGAAGGTCCTGATCCAGGGCAGCGAAGTTATCCACGACATCAATCTTGAGGCGTTCGATGAAGGTAACAAGGACCGATCTCCTCAGGCCCGACTCCCTAAAGTCGGAGACGGAGAAGCTCTGGATATACAACGGTCTTGACTGCTGCGTCACCGTTGAGGTCCTGGAAGCGTTGCTTCCGCAGGTTGACAACCTGACCGGGGGCATTTATGCCCTCTCACGGGCGCTCCAAGCGCCCGTGCTTGAGATGAATATGAGAGGAGTCCGGATCGATGAGCACGAAAGACAACGAGCAATCGCTGCGTATCGAGACGACGTTGCGAGGCTCGAAGGAAATCTTTATAGCATCGTACACGATGGAACTGGATATACCGATTTCAAAGATAGCGGAAAAACTCGAGCTTGGCGATCCAATTTGCTGGTCGCACATCTTCTCTATGATGTCTTACGATTGCCTGAGGTCCGCAAGCGAGGTACCAACGGACAGCTCGCTCGAACAGTCAACCGGGACGCCCTCGAAAAACTCAATTCTCATTTTATCGCTCGACCAATTATTAACCATCTTCTCTCTCTTAGAGACATTGGAAAAAAGATTAGTGTCCTTGAGACCGAAGTTGACCCAGACGGGCGTATTCGAACCAGCTATAACATTGCAGGTACTACAACTGGTAGGTTCTCGTCTAGCCTTAACGACTTTGGAACTGGAGGAAATCTCCAGAATATTGAAGAGCGACTCCGACGCATCTTCATCGCCGACCCAGGAATGAAATTCGCCAACATCGACCTGGAACAGGCGGACGCTCGAAACATTGGGGCGCTGTGCTGGAACATCTTTCGGGACCCAAAGTACCTCGACGTCTGTGAGTCAGGAGACACCCACACCGGCGTAGCCAAGCTGGCATACCCCTCCAGGTATGCGTGGACCGGCGATCGCAGCGCGGATCGGGCGCTCGCTGAGCGCCCATTTTATCGACACCACTCGCTTCGACACATGTGCAAGGTCCTGGGGCACGGGACCAACTACATGGGCTCGCCCTACGAGATGTCCCGGCACACCAAGATCGAGAAGTCTGCCATCGAGGACTTCCAAACGATCTACTTTAGAACCTTCCCGGCTATCCAGCAGTTGCCGGGATGGGTCCAGAAAGAACTGCTGGATACGGGCTACCTCGTGACACCCTTCGGTCGCAAGAGGTGGTTCTTCGGACGACGGGATGACAAAGACACGCTAAAGCAAGCGGTGGCCTTCCTAGGCCAATCAATGACTGCAGATGAAATGAACCAAGCTATGCTGCGTGTGTGGCGTTTGCGTAACATCCAACTACTTATGCAGGGACATGACTCCCTGCTGTTGCAATACCCTGAGGAGCAAGAGAATGAGATCATTCCACAAATCGTGGAGGCTATGCGGGTGCCACTTGAGTTGGAGGGCGGACGACCATTCTGCGTCCCCGTCGAGGCGAAGGTCGGATGGAACTGGGCTGCCCGAAGGGAGGATAACCCGGACGGGTTAGCTAAGTTCCCCGATGACCGACAAGGGAGGAGCGCCACGTAGACTGAGCAGCTGGGTAGAAGCCTTTATAGAATACACGGAGATCCTGCCTTCGCCCCCACTTCTTCGTAAGTGGGCAGCGATCTCCTTCGTAGCGGCTGCTCTGGAGCGCAAAGTATGGGTGCGGAGTATGGGCAGCAACCTGTACCCCAACCTCTACACATTCCTTGTAGGTCCTCCAGGGGTCGGTAAAGGAGTTGCCATCAACGCAGGTGAGCGCATCCTGCGCGAGGTGCCCAACCTCGTGGTAGGCCCTACCGACATGACCGCGGCCTCGCTGATCGATGCCCTGAACGACGCAGTCCGTCGGATCATCCTCCGAGGGGACACTCCCTTCGTAGAATTCAATTCCCTGATCGTTCTCTCTAGAGAACTGGGGGTCCTCATCCCTGCTTGGGAGACCTCCCTCATGAACAACTTGACCGACATCTACGATGGCTTCACGGTCGAGCAGAAGCGACGGGGCAAGGACCTAAAGATAAAGATAGTCAACCCCCAGATTAACCTCCTTGGAGCTTGCACCCCGTCGTACTTGAACGACGTGATGCCCGCTGGAGCCTGGGACCAAGGGTTCATTTCGCGTTCAATTCTTGTCTACAGCGGGGATAAGACTAGTCGGGACCCGTTCGCTGAAGAGACCCAGAGCGCCTACGCCACTCGAATGTACACCGACCTGCTCCATGACCTAAAGACAATCTCAAACGAGTATGGTAAGCTATCGTTCTCCACTCCGGCGGTCGCGGCGATCAAGGCCTGGGTATCGAACGGCCTCAAGCCCGAGCCCGGTCACTCAAAGCTCCAGTCATACAACGCTCGTCGACTCGGTCACCTCCTCAAGCTGTGTATCGTATCAAGCTTGTCGAAGCGGAACGACAAGATTATCACCATCGAGGACTACAGTGAGGCTCTAAACTGGCTAATCGAGGCCGAGACTCACATGCCCGACATCTTCAAGGCAATGACGAGCGGCGGAGACTCCTCGCACATGGAGGAGACATGGAACTATGTCTGGTCGATTTACTCTAAAGAGAAAAAGCCGATCCCAGAGCATCGCATCGTTCATTTCCTAAGGGAGCGCGTCCCAGCCCACTCTGTTATGCGGGTCATAGAGATCATGGTGAAGTCGAACATGCTCGAGATCGCCCTTAATGGGGCTGTGGTGGGCTATAAGCCCAGGAGTCAGACGGAACGCCTCGGTTAGCTAACGACTGAGATCGAGGACCGCATAAGCGGAAGGAGGTTCTGGGCCGTGTCGATCTGAGCGACCAGCCGCACATCATAGGGTCCCGGCTTGAGCCCGTTCATGACTCCCATCTCGACGTACCACTCAATCACGCCTGGAGAAGGCGTGGTGATCTGGCCCCTGGTTTTGGTAAGAACCAAAACATGGGCCTGCGAATAGGGATCGATAACGCTGAGCGTTATCTCTGGGTAGATCGAGAAGTCGATCAGGCTGTTGTCCTCGGTATCCGAGAACTCGACTGTTTCGGTCCAAGCACCGAAATTGGTGGTCGGAGGTAGGGCGTCGGTAATCATCAGAAGGTCCTCACTCCCACTAAGACCTGCTCGTTGTTAGGCATATCGGCACCGGAAGAGGTGCCGGGCGTCACCGTTAGATCCCACCACCCTGTCATATCAGTGATCGCATCGATCACGAAGCGCTTGATGATCGAGCTATCTGACTTGTCCTGCACCGCGATTTCCGAGCCTGGCGGGACGGTAGACCAATACGAGTCCAGGTTTCGACCGTCGTTGTCAGTCGAACTGATGTAGATACGGGTGGCACTCGCCTGGACAACGTTGTTGAACTTAACGTTCTTCGCCCCTGGATCAGTGGCGGTGGTGTCGGTCTTGAGAACATAGGCGGCCGTTTTGGTGGTCGGGTCCTCCTCAGGCGGCCTAATATTGGGGACGTTGATCGAGTAGGTCAACTGTACTCCGAACTTGTTCCGGACCAGACAGTCGTACGTCTCGACAGTCCACGGGAGGAAAATGTCCGGCCATCGACCGGAGGCGAGGCCCTGAACAGGGAAGGGATGGGCGGACGTACACTCAGCGTCTTGGTAGGTCGTGAGTGGAGAGGTAGTCCCGCCTAAGTAGAAATAGGCGACAGCATTGCTGGCTGGAATATCATTGCCATAGCGCTCGATCGTCCCCGACCGATGCCACAAAGAACCCATTGCAGTCATTTTCTCTTCTCCTTAGGCTTAGGCCGCGGCATCGGTGGCGGTAGCTCGAAGCGATCGGACCTCGGTCCCACCGGTTCCATTCGAGCAGATTGAGTCCTTGGGCGATCTATGTCACCCGACCCGAGTTGACGAGCGAGCGGACTCCCAAGCTGCTCGAACCGGGTCCTGAGCCAATAGGTCGGGTCGCTCTCCACCGTCTTCAATTGCTCAGCCAGTGGCGGCCCACCGCCCTCCGGTCGCACCTCGATGTTGGTAGTCGGTCGGTACTTCTCGACTGGCAGGCCCCGTGGGGCCATCTTCTGAGTGACCCTTACAATGTTTGCAAGCTCTCCCCAAACGAGCTTGTCATAGGTCGGGTCGGTTCCAGCCGCCCCTGGCGCCCGCTTCATCTCGTCCAGGTCCTGCTCAGTGAACCCAGGCGGCTTAACTGAGATGCCCTTGGCGATCTTTCCAGGGGTAACATTCGACCCTGTGGTATTGTTGAGGTTGTTCGTGGCGATCTTGAGCGCCGCCACTGAGGCGGGCGTGCCACCCTCAGCCATGAACTTAGTGTAGGCGCGGCTCCAGGCCGCCAAGCTGGCCGCACTCGCCGGTCGAGCCAACCAATTTGCAAGGACCCTTCCCCCCACTATGGTGCCGAGCGCCGTCATTGGGCTCGTCGCAGCCAGTAGCGCCACTCCGGTGGTACCTGGAACGGTTGCGCGCTCTGGAATACGCGCAATTGCCTCCATTCGCCGAGCGTCTGCCACGAGCGACTCAATGTGATTACGAAGCGTCCCCGCAGCACGGGAGTCGCCGAACAACAAGTTCTTGCCGCCCGGCGACAGTCCCTCAAAGTTCCTGAGCATCTGAGTGGCACTGAACCCTTCCTTCCCCACTTCGCCCATCTTAGCTAGAACGGCCCCTTGAACCTCTGGCCATTCAGCGTGAGTCACGTTCGCCCGGATACGGCCCAGTGCATTGATGTCTGCCGCTTTGCCTGTCCCGGCTAGATCTATAAGATGTCCAGGTATGCTCTCTTCCTTCATCCCCCGATCGAGGGCTTTATCGATGTACCTAAGTCGAGGAGGAAGGTCGGTCGGAATCTCGGCCTGAACAATCCTTGGCTTAGACTCGTCGAGAACGACCCGCTGCTCATACGTTCCAGAGGCGGGCGTCCGAGCCTTCTCAGCCTGGATAGCCTCGGCCACGGTTTTGCCTGCCCTGGCCTGACTCGGGAGCGCCCCAGTCGGTCGCTTTATCGCCTCTATAGCTCGCTCGGCAAAGTCTACCTCAGCCTTAGCCGCAGCCTCTCGGATCGGAGTGCCAGCATACGGTACCTCGGCCAGCCGTTCGGCGACTCGGCCTTTCAGGCCTCCTTCAGCAAATCGAGGGAGGGTGGCCTCCGCCGCCGTTTTAGCAGCTGCTACTACGCCACGAGCAGCCGGGGTGACCACAGCGGAGGCCGTAGGGAGTATGACGTCTGGCGTAGGTTCAAGCTCTCCAGTCAGCAAATCATGGCTGACCTTGCCGAGCCGCTCGGCTTCAGCGCCAATTCGCTTTGGAGCGGTCGCCAAGGGCGACTCAGGATCGCGAGGGGTCGACACGGTCCTTCGGACCCTCAGCGCCGCACGCTCGGCTGGGTCCTCTGGCAGTGCAGCCGGGATCGGCTCTCGCTTGTACTCCTGGGGAGCGGCGCTAAAGCGATCCCAGGGACCGGCTTCAGTCCCTCCGAAGCGATCCCAGGGACCCGACTCAGTCGGCGAGAACTTCTCCCAAGGCCCGGCCATTATGTGCCCTCTGCTCGTTCCCAATTGCTTCGCTTGCTCGGGTCTCCGCCCTTGAAGCGATAGCCGTCGATGACATCGTTAACCTTTGGCGTGGCTGGAGCCTGTCGAGCAGGAGCCGGTGCTGGCGCTGCTCGTGCTGTTGGAGCCTCCGCCGGACCAGTTGGGCCTGGTTCTTTAGGATTGAGCGGAACTCGCTTGTCGTAGTTCTGTAGTCTCTGCTCGATTTGTGTCGCGCTCTTGTCAGCTTGCGTGCTCCGAGTGACAATATCGTTTCTCTCCGCAGCTCGCTTGTGAGCCCGCTCAATCGCGTCGATGAATTGCTTGACACCGTTGACCGAGATATCCGGGTTAATGCTCATCTTAGTGACGAACTCTCGATCACGATCGGAGAAGTTTCCCTTGAAAAGCTGGGCATTCTTCAGAGCAAGCTCCTTCATCACGGCCTGAATTCTCTCCATCCCAGCGCCGCCGGTCTTTTTGGCGATAGTCTGATACATGTCGTCAGTAGAGATTACCTTATCGATCCCCAAAAACTTAGCCCAGGCGTTCACTTGGGTGGCGAGCTTGTATGCGTTCTGAGCAGGATTGGTCGTCACGTACTGCTTAGTGTTAGGGTCCCATGTCTGATAGCTCATGTCCCCACGATAGTTTGGATCGTTTATTGTTTTCTTTATCTCAGCTATAAGTGGGGCTGTCTCGGCGATGGCCGATCGCTGCTCGGATGCTTCCTTTATGAGTTCTCCGCGACGCTTGAGATCCTCCTTTTTGGACTCTTTTCGAGACGCAGCCTCCTCTTTTCGGGCCTCCTCTTCAGGCTCTCGGTATCTCTTGATCTTATCCTGAATTTGCTCGATCATACCATCAATAGCTTTGGCTAGATCTGGTCTGGAAGCTTTGAGCAAATTCAGTTGCTGAATACGTGCCTCTGCTGTGTCTACCCAACTAGCGCCGGAGGGCGGAGCCTGCACCGGAACAGGCATAGTAGGGGCTGGAAGCGGTCGAACTCCCGAAGGAGTCGGTCGAACCATTGGCCCACGAGGCGCAGCTTGAGCCATTGCCTGAACAGGAGCCTCAGGTGGTGGGGGTAAGCTCAGTTGGGACGGACCGGCCGGTCCGGCCGGTGCCACTGGTGGTGGAGGCGGGGCGGGCCTGGGCTCGGCTCCTGGCGCAGCCAAGCTCGGCGCCGGCACCCTCGTAGGTGCGGGTGGAGCAGCGGCCTCAGCTGCCGAACTGAACAATCCAGCGGGCTTCGCTGGAGGAGCCGCTGGAGGCTCCTCGTCGGTGTCGAGATGAGCATAGGGATCAGGAGCGGCAGCCGGCTTTGCCGTTGGGGCCGCCGGAGCTTCCCGTATTGGCTCTATCTTACCGAGGGTCTCCAGTCCTTGTCTCTGAGCTTCTTCAGCTTTCTCAGTTCGCCCACGCTGGTATCGAGTCTCATCGAGCTGCCGACCCGACTGAACCAGACGGTCTGCGATGTCGATCCCTGGACGTCCAAGCTTATAGAGCCGAGCGGCCGTCTCGGTCAACGAGGTCGGGTCGTTCGGATCGAGATCGGCCAGAGTCGATCGAATGTCTCGGTTCTCGCGGTTCTCCCTGATGTTCTGACCGAGCTTCTGAAGAAAGCTGAAGTCGGTCGCAGGGACCATGTTCAGGACTTGAAGACCGGCCATGGGCTAAAGCCCTCCCTTTAGAAGATGCCCGCAAGAGTGGTAGCAAGGTTGCCAAGCGCCCCAAGCGTGTTCGCCCCAGCTTGCTGTTGGGCGGCTCCCACCGCGAGGTTGGTACTTGCCAATGCCGGACCAAAGATGCCCGCGGCACTGGTCTCAGGCCCCATGAACCCAAGAAGGGCGTTCGCCCGTCGCTGGCCCTCGTCGGTGAAGCTCGAGCCCAAATATTGGGCAGTCTGCAAATCGAGGTTGCCCAAGTTTCGACCCATCTCCGACCACAGATCGGCCTCGCGGGCCGCAATAGGGGCATACATCGACTCCCGCTGTGTGAGGTTACGGAGCCAGTTATTATACTCCTGTGCGGCCAAGCCCGAGCCGAACCGCTGACTCTCCTGAAGCATGTTGCCAGATGCGAGCATCCCTGCAGCGTTCGCATTGCGAGCAATCGCATCGAGCCCCTGCTCCATCATGAACCCATAGCCGGGACTGGTCGTAAACGCCTCATGAGCTGCTTGGGTACCGCCTGGACCGTTAAGGCCAAGGGCATTCTCCACCATAGTCTGGTTGCCCTGGAATGGATCGAGATAATTCTGATCGTAGAACGCCCCCGAGTTCCAGGCCCCCTGGGCAATATCACCCCTCGCTCCACCGAAATAGGGGAAAGCCAGACCGCGGCCAATGGCCGCAGTGTCAGAGATACCACCCAGGGCCTGCTCCTCGGCCCATCGGTTCTGGCCGATGAGACCAGAGTAAACGTTGCCGAGCGTCTCTCGTGCAGCGTTCGCTGCCTGGATGGCTGGCTCGCCCGTGAAGGTTCCGAACAGGGTATCAAGGAAGCTAGTCATGGGGGCTCCAGTGCTCGTACGCGATCCTCTAGAGTCTTGATGTATTCGACATGCTTAAGCAGCCAGAAATACCACTCGCGGTCGATCATACCAGCATCGTCCACGAACGGATGGGTCTGAGTAAGCGGGGGCTCCGGAGGTAGCTGATCAGCCATTTGGTGCCCTCTGCTGTACGTCGATCTCGCCTCCCGACAGCCCCACATGGACCGGATCGGTTACCTCCAAACGGTACCGAATGCCCTGCCCTCTGGAGATACCCGAGGAGATCACGTAGGGATAGTGATTGGTCTCGCCGGGGGCGCCAAGCTTCCTGGTGACCGGCAGTCCCCAAGTGTGCCCGCCATCGAGCGACCACGAAATGCGGACCACTGGGTCGGCTGGATTAAGGCCCGGCCCGGTGGGCTGAGTAAGATCGCCCACGCCAGCTGTGATGTTGAAGCTCGCCCTCGGGATGACCGTGCGGATAGGGAACCCGGTCATCACTCCGCTCTCGATTGTCCAGGTGTAGGGGAACCCAGACTCAGCAAAATAACTCTGCTGGATCTGGTGCAGTTGCCCAGAGTTGTGGTCCCCAACCAGCCAGCCATTCGGCGCGCGAGTCGATCGGTGCGCCCGCCACGAATACTCCGTGTACGACCTGCGCTCGTTCCACTGACCGGTCGCCAGATTATACTCGACTGTGAACGCCTTCTCGAAGTGGGTCGTTCCGGGCGGTGTGAACTTAAGTACCCAGATTGGGTTCTTGCCGAACATGTAGACGAACGCCTCGAAGAGATCCCTGTTCGTCCGGGTCACCGACGAGAGTTCGATCCCAAAGTCGTAGCTTACGGCCTTTTGGATCATGCGAGAGATCGAGTCGTTGCTGATCGGCACTGGATTGAGGCCATTAAGTTTATAGACAACGAAGTCTTCTCCGACCCAGATAAGCTCGTTCGACCAGCCAGGCTCCCATCCGGCCACTGCATGGGTGCCGAGCAAGCCCCTCCCTATAGTCGCCTCCCTAAGGAAGGGGAAGGGAACCGTCCCAGCGTTTCGGTAGACCGCTGTCCACTTGTTTCCCATCGCGAACAGCCGACCCGCGAACTTCAACACCCGCATGACCGCCTGTCCCTGCTCGGTGTTGAAGGACAACGAATTGAGATTAAGACTGTTAAGATCGGTCGCAGCGATCCTTCCGTCGTCATAAGAGTAGACGACGTAGCCATCCATATCACAACAGCTTGTCGGGGTTCCAGCTAGGTTCGGCACCGGATTGGAGTTGAACCATCCAGCAGGCCAGTTCCGTCGGGTATCGCCCCAGAAAGCCCCATTGCCACGGGCAATCACTACGATGTCGCGGTCAGGCGATCGATTGTTGATAGCTATAGTGACCGGCCCGGTTCCAGGTATGCTGGCGATGTTGGTGATCGAGTAGGCACCTGGAGCGTACACATTGACTGTGACCTCGTTAATCACCCCCGACTGCACAACATAGCACCGACGCAACTCTAGGAAGGGCGCCGGCCCAACGATAAACTCCGACATTCCCCTTACCCTGGGATTGCCGGTATTGAAAATCTCATTGAACCCCGCCGAGCGGCGCCAAATGGTCGCCCCTGGAGCCCCCACATCGGTCTTGTCAACAAAGCAATTGATCAGTCGCCCGGCCGACTCTTGCGGACGAGCGGTAGGGTCGGACGAGGTCGGGAAGACAATTGCGACCACAGAGACCTCCTCAATAGTACTCAGCTTCGAGCACAGCGTAGTATGGCCCCTTCGAGGTCACCCGACGGAGCATCGACTCGTAGTAGGCTCTGACCTGCGGGTCGAACATCTTCCCGGCGAAGCTCGCACAGACGTTGGCCAACAGCCCGGCTAGGGCATCGAACCATTCCGAGGGAATAGCCGTATCATTTGCGACTTCGCAGATGCCGTCGATCGACAGTTGCAAGAGCAACGGGTCCACAGCGGTGTCGATCCGAGCCGCATACTCAGCCTCAAGAGGTTGGCCAGTCCCCACGATCTGAAGCTTCTCGGCCGCCTCCCGAATGAGCTGGGTCCTAGTTTTGGTAATCTCCATGGGAGCAAGCTCCTAGTTAAGTAAAACGGCCCAGTTGAACTGCCCATCAAGGTTGATATAAACCCTCGGTGGACCGGGAACCCTAAAGTAAAGGGTCCCTTGAAGGGCAGGCATCGTCGGGGCGCCAGCGCCCGAGAGGTTCTGGAGTGGCGTGGCGTCGGTAGCGATCGTATAGGTCTGGCCTTCCTTGGTAATGGTGATGCCGTTCCCAGCCACTACATTGGCTGGGAACTTCACCACTACCCGGCCCTTAAGAATAGGTGCGGGCACAGCAAGAGCCTCCTACTTCTTCTCGGGCGCCTCTGGCGCGAGCTTCACGGTGTAGAAGGGATTGGCCTGAGCCTTCTTGATGACGGTCTCGTTGTCCACTTCGACCGGCTTGTCCTTCTCGAACTTGTAGCCAGCCCACTCATTGAAATCCAGACCGGAGCCCGGCTCACCCTTCCATGTGATGGTAGCCTTCATGTGTCCTCTCCTTAAAGAGGCCAGGGGACGCGACGGATGGTTGAGCCCCCTGGCCAGTTAGTCGACGGGAGGTTGCTACTTGACGCCCTCGTGCTGATTGGCGACGAGGACGATAACTTCTAGCTCACCGGCCGTGGCCCCAGTCAGTGCGGGCGTGGCGGTGATAGTGCGCTCTTTGGTCGGCTTGGTGTTGGTGACCGCAGCCAATTCATCGAGCGCGATGTAGCCCAGGGCCGAGATGACGAGCGCCGTAGCGAACGCATCTGGGTCTGGAGTCGGCGAGTCAGCATGGCCCACGTTGAGCGTGGGCGTCGTGCCGTTGAAGGCGGTCGTTACGAACGCGCCGCCTCCGATCACGAGTCCGCCCTCAGGAACCGCCCCGACCTGAACGGTCTTGCCGCCATCGGTAAAGGTGATCTTCTTCCTGAGAACGTCAACGGTGCAGTACCCAAAGTCCCGGGCAGCAGGGGTCTGGTTGAACAGATTGGTGACCATTGTGCCCTCCTCTCAATCCACGGTGGTCGCATAGAAGCCAGTGAGAACGCCCCACTGCTTCAGTGCGGTCCCATCCATCGGATGCTTCTTGAACATCTTCGCCATAGCATAGGCCATCTCAACGCCCACACCAGTGATGAAGCCGTAGTCATCTTCCTTGCGGAACGTGGGCTTGGCCATCTGGCCCCACCCAACGACCGCAGCTTGCTGCCCGCAGAAGAACACGGGCTCGACTCGCGTAGTCCCACCAGCACCAGCCGTTAAGAGGCTGGTCCAGACGTTGTCCACGAACTGCGAGATCTCCGGGACCTCCCGATAGATCACGCCGTCGTAGAGCTGGTCGCCGTCCTGGAACAGCGGGTTCTTCTCGATCCCATTGGCCTCTCTGGCCCGGGCGTCCTTGTTGATAGTCTCCAGGGAAATCTTGAGGTCCCTGAAGGTATTCGTGCCGGCGAAGGCCACGAAGTGCTCGTACCCGTCCTTGGTCTTGTAGGGACGGATGCGAGGGCTGGCAAGCTTCATCGCACGCTTGGCCATCGAGCCGTTCGTGGCGGTGAGCTTGTCATCAGTCGTGTCGAGCGTGGCAAGTGCTGTGGCGTGCGAGGCGTTCCAGTTCGACCGGAGCTTGCCGTACACGATCCGGTCCTGGTTATCCACGTTCCAGGTGTTCTTCTGGGCAGCGGTCGCCAGGTCGTACTGGATGCCATTGACCCGGACGCCGCCCGAAGAGGTCGGCAGCGCCTCGGTCGGCAGGGCCATGAAGGCCGCGATCAGCTCGTCACGCTGAAGCTCCTTGCCCCAATCACTGAGCAAGGGCTTCGCCTCGCCGAAGATGTCCGCGGAGTCCTTGTGCTCCTCGGCCTTGGTAGTGACCACAGCGTTGCGCGCCCACTCCATTCGGATGCGCATTCCGTAGTTGTCGATCTTCTCTTCGTTCCCAACCAGGGTCCCGGTCGCCACACCAGGCCCATCGAGCCGAGTGACCATCGGGATGTTCATGTCCTCGCCGCCGGCCTTCAACTCCGAGCGGAGTCGAATGATGGCATTGAGGTCCTCGCTCATGTAGGGCGAGAACATGTTCTCCCGGACGAACTCCCGGTTGATCTGCTGAGTGAACTTGATCAGTTTATTATTGACTTCAATCACGGTCGTAGCCATGGCTACGGCTCCTTTCGCTCGGACCATACATGCCGGTTTCCGGCATGTATGGCTCCTTTACTTCGTTGCGAACGCCCACATGCTGTCGTGGCTCATGTCGCCTACTGTGCCCCCTCCATTCGGGGCTGCGGCTGTTGCTCTAGAGAGCGATGGGGGCAGCTTAGTTTCCGCAGGACGAGCAGCGGCCGCGCCACGGATCTTCTCCATGACTTGAGCCTGGAACTTGGGGTCAGCCATCCGGGTCTCGAATTGCTTCTCCCACCAGGCATTTGGGTCCTCGCCGACCGTATGCAGTGCGTAAAGACGCTTGTACCACTGAACGACTGCATCATAGCGGTTCGGGGCTTGGATGACCCTCTGATAGTCCATCGGGTCGAGTATCCGCTTATCCCGAGCCTCTAGGAAGACTTTCTCAGCAAGAGCAACGTTCTCCGCTCCATGACGATACTCCGCCATGTCCCGCGACATCTGCATGAGCACGCGATGCTGTTCAGCCTGGATGGGCCGATAGAACTCCTGCATCGCAGCTTGCATGGCAGCGGCCGGGTCCACAAACCAGTCCGGTGCCGGGGTCTTCTGCCCCTGTTGTTGCTGCCTATGCGCCTCGACAGCGTCCAGGCGAGCCTGAAGCTGTCGGGCACGTTCCTCGGCGAGCCGTCGGTTCTCCGACTCCTCTCGCAACCTCCAAGAGGGGATTGGCGAGTCACGGTCCTCGGCCGGCGCCGGCGAAGGTGCCGGTTCCGGTGAAGGCGCCGGCGTTGGCTCCGGCGAAGGTGCCGGAGTCGGCTCAGGCTCTGCCTGAGTAGCGAAGGCGAACATTTCTTGCTGAGCATTTGCTTCGGTCGACATTACCCTCGTCCTCTCACTGTTTCGTAGTGACTACGTAGACCGAGTCTCGCCTCGATCGAGCGTTGACGAGATTTCGCTCCCGTCCGGCGAACCCTTAACGCCATCCCGGATACCCCCAGCGATACCCATACGCGGGATAGTTGCTGAAGTCGATGCCCCCTCGCCCAATCGAGTTGACATCGCCCTGATAGCCACCCTGCGCGATTGCGTCCAGTCCGCCCATCTGGTCTGGCTCTCTAGGGGCGGTGTCAGGCGGTAGCGGTATTCCGGCGGCCAAAGCCTTGTCCATCTTGGTCAATGGCTTGCTGGCGGCCATCGCCGCCGCTGCCAGATTGGCCTGCTCTTGGCTGTACATCAGTACGCTCCCATTATCCCGGGTGGCAGTACTGGCTGCTGTCCCTGAACCATCGGCCCCATCGGCTGGCCCATCGGCCCTCGTGGCCCCATAGGCGGCGTAGGTCCGGCCGGATTGAGTAGCATCTCGGGCGGAAATCGCCCAGGAACCTGCGGAAACGCGCTAAAGTCGGTCGCTCCTCGACCAACCACATTGGTCGGGTTGGGGCCTCGATAGCCTCCAGGGCCAAGGGTGGCAAGGCCGCCCATCGGTCGAGCGTTCGCATTGGCGGTCAGCAGGCTTTGATCGGGCAGCGGCATCTGAAGCTCCTTATGCTAAACCTAGAAGGCGTCGAAGTTCTTGATCGGCGAGCGCACGCTCGCGCGGCGACAAGTCCCCGTACGGTGCGGCCTCGGCCAGGCGGGGAGCGGCCGAAGGTCGACTGGGCACTACAATCGGCTGGTCATTATTCAGCCCCAGTAACCCAAGGGTTGCCGCGGTCGGCGTTGAAGGCATCGCCGGTAGCCCCGCCTGCATAGTCTCTGTACGGCCCACGGGAGCCGTTGGCGGCGCTGAAGGGGCGGACGCCGGAGGAGCTGCTGCAGGCGGGGCCGAAGGCGGGGCCGCTGGAGGAGCGGCCGGAGCTGCAATTTGAGGCGCCGGCTGGGCCGGAGCAGGAGCCTCCGGCGGTCCGAACGTGTTTGGAGCCCCATAGGGTTGCGCCGCTGGAGGCCCAAACGGATCAATTGCTTGTGCGCCTATCTGACCAGAACTCGGAGCCCCACGGAACCCAGGGGCCATCGAGGGCTGACCGAGGTCAAAACCTACCACGGCGGGCGCAGATGGCCGAGCGGCCGGAGCGCCTGGAGCCTGACCCAACGGGGTCTGTCCGAGCACCCCTCGACTGACGAACGGAGCGGTCAACTGGGATGTCAGATTCGGGTCCATAAGCGGGTCCCGACTTGGCGAGGGCGGCCGCGGTACAGGAGGCAGAGTGGCCCTCGGGGCCGCTGGAGGAGCGGCCGGAAGTCCGAGCACAGACGTAGCGACCGGCCCCCGTGGAGCCTCTTGAACATCCACTGGGGCAGCCGGGACCCCCGGCCGTGCGGGAGTTGCCGGGGGTCCCGGCCTGGCAGGAGTCGCCTGTATCGGCTGGGCGGGGGTAGCCGGTACAGACGTTGCCCTACCAATCACATTAGCGATCGCCGCTGGAGTAGCAGGTAAAGCTGCCAGGGAGGTAGCGGGTACTCCAGGGGCCGCAGTCGGCCCCAACGCAGCCAGATTGGCTACCGTGGCGGTACTTGGTGCCGAAGGGGCGGGTGCTCTCGAAGGTAGTCCGAGAGCGGCGGTGGCAGCTCGGCCTGGAGTTGCGGCCGCCGGTAGACCTGCCTGAGCCACAGGCCCCACCGGCGAAGGCGAAAGCGAAGACGCCGCAGCCAAATCCATCTCATTTGCTTCCTCCTGTGTCTGAACGTCAACTTCCTGAGCAGGTGCTCCAGGTCCAGCCCGACCAGCCGGTACCCGCTGGAGCGGATAGGGTGGCAGGGCCGTCACGTTTCGAGCCGGAACCGACGGGGCCTGCACCGAAGGCGCTCCAGGCTGGGCCTGCTGGGCCGCTACAGGACTCATCACGGTTGACGGGACTGCCTGCGCGACAGTCGAAGGCGTCCCCTGCGCCGCCTCGATATCCATCTGGTTGGGATCGAGCGACGAGACGATAGCAGACGGGGCCGCTCGACCAGCTGGAACAGACGGCGCTGGAGGTCCGGCCGCCTCGGTCGGCAGTGCGGTGGCCGGGGTCCCGGGAGTGGCAGCCAAGCCGCCCTCGATCCCCTCGAAGTTGATCCCTCGACCGACCCCTCGACCCTGCTCACCGATCAGCGCCCCAAGTGCGTCCCGTCCGTACTGACCGACGGTGTACCCTCGATAGCCCATACCAGGGTTGGCAGGGCCTCGTGGACCGCCATTCCACTCACGGGCGGCCATCTCGAAGTTGCCCCCGTGCCGGGCGAGGATCTGAGAGAAGGCGTGATTGAAGACTTGGTTCTGGAGGTCGGGATTGTCCAAAAACTCCTGATTGCCGATATCTCGACCAGTGGCATTCCTACCAAAGCTGTTTGCGCCCCGGAGATTGCTCCCTAAGATTTGGTACCTGCCGAGCGCCCGTCCGTGACGAGTCGTCGGCCCAACGGTCTGATACGGACTCAGATAGCTACGCGTCTCGACCTGGGCAATCGCGTTGGCGTAGTCCGAGGCCCCCTGCCGAGCGGCCTCCTGATCCGCCCTAAGTTGATTAGCTTGACCACGTGCAGGATAGCCGCCCGGCTGTCCGCGCCTCGGGGCGGTCTGAGCCTGCGCGGTACTGATCGGATTGAGCGCGCCGAGCGCGGCCGTTAGGGCCTGCCCGACCTGGGTGGCAGGAGTGCCACCGATGGTGGCCGATTCTCCGGCCACGCCAACCCCAGTTGACCCTGGCACGCCTCCAGGCGCTCCAGCCGGCGCTCCTTGAGAGGCTGCCCCTTGATCCTGCTCGGCGGCGGGACCGCCTAAGGCCGCACCAGGCGAACCTGGCGTGCCGCCAAGAGCGCCAGATGGTCCGCCGCCTCGATCCCCAGAAGCCTGGCCGCCACCAGGGGCACCAGCAGTGCCACCGCCTCGATCTCCACTCGTTCCGGCCCCAATACCGCTAGAGGTCTCGCTGGCCGGGCCGCCCTGAGCGCCTGTAATGCCGCTTTGAGAAGCCGTAGCAGCGGCCGACGGCCCAGCCTCCTCCGGCCCGGCCTCCATACCAGTACCGCTCTGCTCGGCTCCAGGAGCTGTCCCAGTCAGTCCCTGCGATTGCGCGGTTGGTCCGGCTGGAGTTGAGGACCCTATAAAGGAAGTCTGTCCGGTGCTCGGTTCAGCAGCAGGATCGACCACGGCCGGATTGGCCTCGACCACGATCTCAGGCAGATCGATTGAGGGTTCCTGAGAGGGACCGCGACTCGCAGCCGAGATATCGGTGATGCCCATGCCAATGTCGGCCAGGCTCTGCCCAGTGGTCTCAGCCGGACCCTGGCTGATCCCAGTTGGCCCGAGCGCCGCAAGGCCGGTGAGGCCCTCCATGGACCCAAGCGACCCGTAGTCCTGGTCCTCCTCGGCCGCTCCAGGCGCCCCAGCCACGGCCGCTCCAGGGGCCGCACCTATATCAGCCTCGTGCCCGCCCTCCTGGGCGCCAGTACCTGTGGCTCCCTCTACTCCACCAAAGCCAGCGCTCGTGTCGGCGGATGTCCCAGCCCCCACATCTCCTGCACCCGTGCCAGCGCCAGTACCGCCATCATCGGCCCCACCAGCACCAGTACCGCTCCCATCGCCACCACCGCCCCCACTTGCGCCTGAACCAGCTCCAGCGCCAGCTCCGCCCCCACCCCCTTCTCCACCGTCATCGCCTCCGCCGGCTCCGTCATCGCCTCCGCCGTCATCTCCCCCACCCCCTTCTCCACCGTCTCCACCACCATCGCCTCCACCACCACCTCCATCGCCACCACCGTCCCCTCCGCCAGAGCAGAGGCCAAGGGCCAGCAGCACCTCAAGATCAAGACGCCAGTTGCCGAACGAGATCATCTTAGACGTCCTTCACCATCAGCACGCGCAGCTCACGATACCCCGTCAACTTCGCCCAACCCCTGCGCCCCGAGAGGCGCAGTTGTTCAGCTCCACGAGCCCGGCCCCAGGCTTCGACGGCCGGCAACCAAGGAAGGAACTCTTTGAGTTCCCCGCCGGCAAGCCAGATCGACATCACCCTAAGTCCCGTTGGGTGGGTGAACATCTCGGTCACGACCGCACTTCGCTCCCCAACCCATAGCTGTCTCTCGCCCTTCTCTAGAGCGGCGAGCACGGTCCACTTGTCGTGCTCGCCGCCCAGCTCGACGGCCCCTTCGAGCAGTGGCCAAACCCGTTCGAACTCTGCGACGCTACTTGGACCGTCGAGCGGGTCGCTTGGCCGGTTTCCCTCCACCCGTACGACGCGCAGTTTCAAGGGCAATAGCAACTGCTTGTCGCTGAGGTTTGCCATGTCGCACCTCGGTCCGAATGTTCTGCGAAACGGTCGACTTGGATGATCCGCGCTTCAGTGGCATGATCTTTCTCCTCGATCGGCTGCAGGACAGCCGGTGATCTGCGCCCGGGCCGCAGCCACACTCGGGGCAGACAAGCCACGGAGTTGGAATTTCGTAGCCGTCCCGATCGAACGACTTGGTTGGATGTGCTCTCATGGTCCCTTCACTCCAGTGCCACCCTTTGTGGCACGATTTTTGCTCATCTGCGCCTGGGCGCTCTGAGACATCCGCATTCGGTGCTGCTCCTCGCCCTGCCTAAGCTTCTGAGAGAACATGAACTGATTCTGTTGCCTCTGTTGCATCTGCTTAAGCTGCTCGGTCCGGAGCTTCTCCTGCTCGCCCGCGGCCTTGATCTGGGCCTTCTCGCGCTCTGCGGCCACTTTCGTGGCCGACTCGGCCTGTTTCATTCGGAACTCGCCGGCCTTGATCTGGGCATCCATTTGCCGCTCGACAATGCCGTGAGCGCCGCCCTGGGCGGTCGACTGAGCGTCGGCCATATCCTTGGCGGCCTTTGCCCGAACGCCCTGTACCTCGGCCTTTGCCCCTTCGAGCGCGATCATCTTACCTTGTTGCTCGATCGGATCGCTCATCATGGCCATAAGCTTGCGCTTCACACTCGGATGGAGCGGCGACAGCTCGATCAGCACGATCGGCGGGATCTGGGCGCCCTGAGCCGTGAGGGCGATGAGGGTGTCGTAAGCGTCCCCCATCATATTGATCTCGTCCGGCCCCTCGTCCAGAATGATGTTGACGTCGAGTTGGCCCACAGCATTAATCATCCGAGGCATCCCAGTCATAGGATCGATGCCGACCCCATTGACCTGGACCAAAGTCTCGATGCCCTCGGTCGACACCACTCGAATGTAGCGCTCTCCGCTCCAATACCGCTGCACTGCGCACCAAATGGCTCGGTAGAGCCTCAGCTTGAAGCTCCGCACTCCGATCATGAAGGGGCCAAGCTCGGCAAGACCGGCCTGCTGAAGCAGGTTTATCGCCCGGCCGGACTTGTACTCCAGGCCCTGGCCGATCAGGGCCGGGTTCGGCCCGAAGTTCTCGATTTCGTTCTTCGCGTCCTCTAGAAACTTCAGGTGCCCCTCGACGTTCGCGATCCGAGTCTGATCGTCGAACTGCATCTCGAAGCCCTTCTGGTAGATCACCACCCCATCGGGGCGGACAGCTTCCCGGCGCGCGACCTCAACGTCCGCAAACGCTCCATCCTCGGCGGTAATTCGCCTCGAATTAAGCTCGTGGAGTCCTTTCGAGCGTCTCTGGTTGATCTCATCCTGAGCGGACTTAAGGTTTCGCACAAATCCGTATCGATCTCCATCGTGATCGATAAAGCAAGACTGCATAATATACTTGCAAATCTGCTTGCCCTTGTGGTCATAGAAGTACCCCTGACCCTCCTGGAGCTTCATCGCTCCGGTGAAGAGGCACCAGCACCACTTTCCTTGATGTTTGTACCAGATATCGACGACCCGGATCTTCTTCGAGCCGACCGAGGTGGTATCCATGAACCACTTTTGCTCTCGATCGGGGTTAGTTGTGAAATCGTTCGACTGGTGGTTCGACCCCCGGATTTCCTCTTCCAGCTCCGGCGCAAGCGCAACAACGTCGTCCTCGTCGAGCCACTTAGCGACCCCTCGAAAGCGGGCGTCGTCGAAATCATGCTTGATCGAGCGGGGGTCGTAGAAAAAACTGTCCTGCTCGACAAGAGCGAAGCCCACGTCAAGGTCACCCTTGTCCCCCTCGATCAGCATCATCTCGACCCCGCCTATCCCATCCACAGCGAGGTTCTCGATCATAAACGGCAGAATGAACTCCTTCAGATCCGCCTCATAGACGTACCGCACGCAGGCCGTCGCAAGTTCGGCCCCAGCCTCAGCCCCCGGCCGGGGCGACCTTGGATAGGCTTTTGGGTCCTGCTTCAGCCGCTCGATCAGCCCAATGATCGAGTCGATCTTTCTGCCCGTTCGATTGTACGTAACCACGGGCTGCTTGCGTAGGTTGAACGTCTGGACCTGCTTAGCAGTCCACTGGGCTGCGTGCCGATACCGTCGAGCTTCCTTTTGCTCATCGATTTCGGCCTGTTTGTTGTCCAGATACTCGTTGAACGCCCGGCGACAGCGGTCGAGATCCCAATAGACGCCGTCCGAAGTGTCCGACTCGCTGGACAGCGCCGGAGCATAGAAAGGCGTCGGGGACGTCCCACGGGCCTCGGTTTGGGCAACAGCCATTATCGTCTCCTCCCCGCCTTCTGGCGGAACCCGTAGTCATCCCAAACCCTTAAGGGGGGTTTCCAGAGGGTCGTGTCGTTCTGGACGAACTTGATAAACTTCGCGTCCGTCCTGACTTCTGGTGCGGCCAAGATGGCCGCAGTCGCCTGAATGACCTGAGGCGGAACAACCTGAAAAACGTTGTTCTGGAACACGTTCCGCTGGAAGACACCGGCCACGGCCTAAGGGCCTCCTATGCCCGTTTCACAGTTACTTTGACCCCAGAAGGCGCATAGACGATAACCTCCAGCGCCGAAGATGGCGCCTCGGGCGCCGGAGCCTCTCCGATCCAGTCATAGGTCAGTTCGCCCGCGGTCCCCTCGTAGTGATTGAGGTCGACAGGCGAGTTGATGCCTGGGCAGTGTCCCGCCTCGGTGTACTGCCACAGCCAATACTCCGTGTAGCCGTTGGGCAGCACCGCTTTGGTGCCGTACTGGGCGAGCCACAGGGGATACCGGGCCAGCTCCGGCCGGGCCTTCCCGGCCACCTGTTCTTTCAGTACGTGCCCCGAATAAATCACGGGGACTCGGCCGGTCGCTTGCTCTAGAAGCTTAAGGAAAGTGATAGCGTCGTCCACGCTGACCCGAGCGTCCTCGTGATCGAGGACCCAAAGAGTCTGGTCGTCACAGACCTTAGCCTTCTCGGCCTGCCCAACGAAGTAGGTCACCTGGGCGTCCATCGAGCCCGGTCGAACGAAGTGGTATAGGCCCCACAGCATCCCGGCCTCCAGGGCCAAGTGGCGACGGGAGTCGACCTTGGAGTCGGTCATTGAGGTCCCTTCGGACATCTTGTGGATCACCCCCCGAATGCCGGCCTGATAGGCCGGCATGAGGGAGCTGGGGATTGTGTTGTGGTGACTTAGGTCGACAACGATCGGAGTGGGCATTGGTGGCTCCTCTGGGTATGGCTGTGCCGGTTTCCGGCATATACGTATCAAGGGGGGCGTCCTTCGGCCGCCCGAAGCTCGAAGTGTTGCATCACCTGGATGTAGGCTTTCCTGGCCTTGATTGCGCCCCGAGTCGCCCGCTCGGGCTGGTCGGTTGAGTCACGGAGCCAACCAACGAAGAGTTGGTTGATTTGGGCCCTAAAGGCCTCGTCAAGAGCTTGGCGCTCGAGCGCCAACATCTGGGCGTCGTAGGGCGACCGGGGCAACCGTTCGGCCGCTTGTGGGCCGGGGGTCCCTATAAGATAAGCGATCGCAGCGAGGATCAGGGCGACCAAGAACAACACGACCGCGGCTGCGACAGCCCGCAGCCATCCGAGCATGACCAGCGGCATCAGCACGGCGCCGACAATGCCCAAGGCCATGGTGGTGCGATCGCTCATCCCCTAACCCTTCAAAGCGAACGCCACGCCGACATAGTCAGTCGTTGCGTTCCAAGTCAAAGCGGTTTCCGATGGTATCTGGCCGGCGGTTGCAAAGTCTCGATCGACGACGCTAGCTGTCGCATAGGCACCTGCGACGTAGTCCATTCGTTCGGTCCATCCAGCCCCGGCCGTAAACGAGGTGGCACTGTTCGCGTATTTGACACTGTAAGCTTGCAGGACCTTTCGATTGTCACCGAGTGTTGTGACTTGTTGGGTCTGTGCGGTGGTCGAGTTGACGGTGGTCTCGGTCGTCAGGAGGCCCTCGGTCGGGGCCGCTACGTTAACGCCTGTAAAGGACATCATTCCAGCAACGGCGCGCAAACCTGAGTCGAACGACACGTTGACTGTTGTATCGCCAGCTTGCCAAGCGCGGCCGAAAACCGCTAGATTTTGCTTCAGTCCCGAGACGTTCTCCACGGCTGTGGACTTCCCTATCAGGGTCCAGCCACTTGGAGTATTGATGTTCATATTGGGGTCGGTCTGTGCTAGACCGAGCACAATAATATTGTAGTCACCTGCGGCTGGACTGGCCGGCAGCGCCACGTTCAGGCTGGTGACACTGTTACCACTTGCTATCGAGCCGAGCGCCTTGAACACAGGCGTAGCGGCCGCCGGAGGTGCCATCGCCTTCGCGAATCCAGCCACACCATGCATGCCGGGAACGAAATTCATTTTGCTTGCACCGAGGTGACCACGAAGTGCGTGGTGCTGACGCAAAAGAGCGTCAACAGGTACCACTTAGTACTTGTGCAGTCAGTGATCGTGGGGACGGCGCCCAAAAACTGGTTACCGAAGGTGATCGTCCGGGCGGTCGCATCGTTGCCCTGGACCAAGATGGTCCGGAACGTGCCAATCTGGCCGTTCGTGGGGTTGCCAATCACTCGATTGGCCGTCACGGTCAGCGACCAGTTGATCGCAGTGTCCCAGTCGACCGCCACGGTCGCTGCGTCGGTCAGGGCTACGAACGCCGAGGCGGTCTCGATGGCGGCAGCTGCAACAGCTTTGGCGGCGCCCGTGGCCGAACGGATCTCGGCGTCGGTGGCCGGCACTGTCAGGGTACCCGCAACGGCCGGCCATGTGCTGCCCCCAGGCCCGGTGATCACGCCGGTAGCGCGATTAATAGAGAACGGTGTACCGAGCAGCGCGCCGGCATCGCTATAGCGAATGAGGGCAAAATCCGAGCCTGCGTTGCCACCCGACTCAGCTGTGCCATTCCCGAGGGAAAGCACCCAACGGTCAACGCCGACAACTCGACCTCGCAGATACTGGCCGAGAGCGCCGGGGGTATCCAGAATGACACTCGGGCCGGACTTATTAACGATCAGGTTGCCAGAGGTAACAGTGACACCATTGACATCGATAAAACCGATCTGCGTAGCACCGACATACCAAGAATGGCCGGAGCCAGTTGGCACTATATAGTTCAAGCGGGCCGAGGTGACAGAAAGCCCGAACGTCGAGCCGTACAATGCCAGATGACGCGACACATCAGTCGTACCACCGGGCGCAACTGCACTACCAAAACCAAGACCCCCGGTCATCGTGTCGCCGGCCTTAGCGACTGCCGGAGTCCACGCCGCATTTAGCCGGCCGTAGGTGACCCCGTCCGACGGAGCGTCAGAGATGCCTCCGCCGCCCCCAGGCGGTGCGACCCAGGTGCCGTCCGCGCGGAGAAAGTTCTCGGTCCCACCCCCCGAAGCTGGGGCAAGGCCCTTTAGAGTCGAGGTGAAGGGGTTGCAAATCTCTGTGATTTGGGTGCCATTAAGAGCAAGAGGATCACCAGAGCCGCTGACCGGACGGCCGATGACGGTGGCCGCTGGCAAGTTGGCCAAATTGCTAAGTGAAACTGCATCGTTGTTGATGCTCCAAACAGTGCCAGTACCACTGACTGTGATATCACCGTAGTTGCCATCGGCGACTCCACCTCCACCGCCCGGAGGGGCAGCCCACGTCCCATCGGCCCGGAGAAAGTTCGCGGTCCCACCGCCACTACCAGGCACGACGCCCTTTAGAGAAGTAGTGAAGACATCGAGCAACGAGGTCGCCTGAGTCCCGGTCAGCTCTTCTGGGTCACCCGCGCCGGCGCTGAAGCGCCCGATAAAGCGGGCGCTCGTCGAAACGTCCTGCATCTTGGCGTAGGTGACCGCCCCGGAGTCGATAGTCCAGGTCGCGCCTCCGCCGCTGACCGTAATATCGCCCTTATCGCCGTCCGCAAGAACGCCCGCAGGAGGCGTGGTCCAGGTCCCGTCCGCCCGGAGAAAGTTGGCCGTGCCGCCACCAGAAGCCGGGGCGAGGCCCTTCAGGGCCGAGGTAAAGACGTCTAGTAGGGACGTCACCTGGGTCCCAGTCAACTCGGTCGGGTCCCCGGTCGTGCTAAGTCGCCCGAGGACTCGGTTCGCCGTCATATCCTGCATTTTGGCGTAAGTAACGACGTTCACATCGATAGACCAGACGCCTGCAGTGATCGTGATGTCGCCCTTATCGCCGTCGGAAACTCCAATTGAAGAAATTGGAATTTCCTCGACCGGGCCAGACCCGGCCGTGGTACGGCCAAGGACGTTGCCGGAGGCCAACGTAAGTTGGTGCTGAGCGTTCCACTCATTCGAGCCGACCGGGCTCGTCCCGTCGTCTGCGACCGCGACGTTCGTCGAGTGAAGGAGAGAAACGGCCATGGCGGACTGGGGCAGAGCCCCTCCTCTTTTCGAGCGGGGCCGGTGGCCCCGGGTCACATCTCTATAGAGACAGAGCCGGGGGCGAGCCCGATAGTGTCCCCACTATTCATCTGATAGTGGCCGAAACCGTTGTCAAAAGCCAACTGGTTCCCGCCGCTCGCTGCATCTTCGATCCCAAGGGCCACAACTTGGCCCCACGAGCCAGAGGCCACGACAAAGTTGTGACTAGAAGTGTTGAGCGAGCGGCCGCCGCTTGCAGCGCCGAAGGTGATCGCCTGCCGCGCGTATCCAGGCCCGGATACCTCTGCTCCTCGGGCATCGGTCGAACATGCAGTCGTATACAGCGACACGTAGACCACCGCAGGAGGGGTCCACTGGACCGCTCGAAGGGCCTCGTCGAGGAGGCGGTTGCGAAGGAACGTGGTAAACTCGGTCACTCTGACGTCACCTCGGTTAACCGTGCGGCCCGTTGGGCCGTTCTCTCGATACCAGCCCTGAAGGGCTTTCAGATACTCCCCAAAATCGCTCAGTAGGCCACCCAATCGCCCGCCCCAGG